AGGTTACACGGTAACAGCTAAAAATTTTCTTCAGATTGGCGGAACAATTAATTCTTTTATTATGATGCGTGAAGGTGACAGTATCTCTGCATTTGCTACACAACAAATGACACTGCTTGTGTCGTTGATTGAAGAAAACAACATCATTCAGGGAGGCTAAGGTGGCTATCAAGTATCGTGGCGAGACCTTTAGCGGTTACAACAAGCCTAAGCGTACACCTGGCAAGTCTAAGAAGTTTGCGGTGTTGGCTAAACAAGGTGACGATGTCAAACTGGTTCGCTTTGGTGATCCTGATATGACGATCAAGAAATCTAACCCAGACCGTCGCAAGAGCTTTAGAGCACGTCACAAGTGTGATAGTAATCCACCTAGTAAGCTGACAGCTAGATACTGGAGTTGTAAGAAGTGGTAGTCACCCAACGGACTACAGCCAACGACTTCAAACAACTCATCAAAGACTCAGACATACATAGCACATGGTCTGTTGCAGACCTACAAAGAGTGATACTACCACTCATTAAATCGCAGCAAGCCTACTTTGCCTACAAAGGTAAAGAGGTTCAAGGAATGGTGACCTGGGCTTGGTTGACTCCAGAAACCGTAGAAGGTTATGTCAACGGTACTCAGAAGCTATCCCCAGAGGCTCTCACAGGCTCTGTAGGCGACTTTTGGTGCATAGACTTCATAGCCCCTTACGGTAACGCTAGAGAGGTCAACAAAGCGTTTAAAAAAGTATTTAAAGAACTCCGCCCTGATATTACTTCAGCACGGATGTTAAGGAGAAGTAAAGGTTATGCTAGTAAAATCACCATTCGCTAGAGGCTATACAGACATTGCTGAGAAACTAGAGCAGTCTCTGTATTGCTTTAGTGGTGATGGTGGTGGTAACGGTGGTGGATCATCTCAAGAAGCCGACATGGATAAAGAGATGGCTGCTATTGACGCTGAGTTCAATGCAATGGATGAAGCCTATGAGTCTGGAGAGTCCTTCACATCTGAAGGTGTTACCACAGACTCATCAGACGCTAGAGACTCTTCACAAGACGTAAGAGAGTCTATCACAGAACCTGGTAAGACTTATAACTTCAACATCAATCGTACTGCAGATTACTCCATAGACGAACAAGGGCGTAGAGTCTACGATACCTTAGACCAACAGATGATGGATCTGTATGATGCTGCAGGTCAGTTTGAGCGTCTAGATAGCTTATACAAAACAGGCACAATGTCTGTGGTAGACCCTGAAGGTAATGTTATGTCACGTGAAGAGCAAATCACACGTGACTTTAATGTTGCTGAAGACTCTATGGATGCTTTGGATGCAATCTATGCTGATCCCCGTTATGCGGATAAGTTAGCATCTTTAATGAAAGAAGATCCGATTACAGGTGAGTTGAAACCTTTAGGTGATCTCCAGATTCTTCTGAGAGAAAACCAAGACATTCTGGTGACTGATCCAGATATGTTTGACCAGTTTATGGCTAAAGCAGGAGCCGCTGTTGGTAATACCATTTTAGGTAAACTAACTGGCGGTCTTGGTGGTATGCTTGGCTTCAAAGTTGGAGGAGCATTAGACCAAGGGCCGTTGGGAGCTAATCTGGGCTACTACGGTGGTAAGGTATTTGGTCAGGGTGGCTTCTTAGGTATTAACGGCGGTACATTCCAAGCACAAGCCTGGGAGAATCCTTTAACAGGTGAGAATGTACTGGAGCAAACATTAAACAACCCCTTCACCGGAAACTCTACAACATACTTCACAACTGAATCAGAATTTGCAGAACGTAGAGCACAAGAAGAAGCTCTAAAAGAAAAGTATGAGAGTGGTGAAATCAAAGGAGATGCCCAAGCATTTTCACAAGCTGTTACAGGTAAGCGTAAGCCTTCATGGAGAGACTACGTAGCCGGTGCTAACGGTAGCTTTGTTGATGATCTGTTCAGTAACTTAGTAGGTGGTGGTGCATTAGATGTATTATCAGAACCTATCCGTGATTCTATTATCCTTGCTAAAACTTTAGCTGATGGTGGTGATCCATTGACAGCCTTAGTAGGTGTCTTTGGCGATGATGTTGATGAGTTACTAGGGTTGTCTGACAAAGCCTCTGCAGCTCTTGATGAAGTCTTTGATCCTAAGACAGCGCAGTGGATGCGAGATAATAGGGATCTAGCGTTCTTAGGTGCTGACATTGTTATCCACGGTAAAGACCCATCACAAGCTATTGCAGAGCGTTATGGTGATGCAATTGTCAAGGGATTAGGTGCTGAATCAGTCAATGAAGTCGCTGCAGCCCGTGCAGGTCTTAACATTGGTGTAGCACTGGATCAGGGCGTTGATGTCAATGAAGCCATCGGTAAAGGTGTCATTGACTACTTCCGTGAAGGCGGTAGATTACCTGACCTTGTTGGGACTGAATTTAAGAACTTGCTACCAGATGTACCAGACGGTATTGATTTAGGCTTTAGCATCCCTGATTTAGGTATTGACTGGAAAGGTACTTGGGACAGCCTACAGAAACCTGCTAATGAGATTCTCAGTAAGTTTGACTTTATGTCAGCCTTAGATATGGGCTTTGACTTAGGTGAGTTCAATGTGGATGCACCAGACTTCAACGTCGATCTGTCGCAATACACGCTAGGTGACTTTAACGAGCGTGGTTACAGCTTAGCAGACTTAGAAGATGTTGGTATTGACATCGGTGATCTCAACGTAGACCTCCCTCAAATAGAATTGGAACTACAACTTGCACAAGCAATGGAGACAATTCCAGGTACAAGAGTAACAGGGGATGGTACTGAAGTGATTCAGTCACTAGAGTCTGAGTTCGACTTCCTCCCAGATGAGGCAACTCTATCACGTGCTACGTTAGGACGTAGATTTACTTGACAAATTACTTAAAGTGTGGTAAGATACTACTATGACATACCTACAACTTGTTAATGCAGTTCTACGTAGACTCCGTGAGGATGAAGTAACAACTGTAGATGAGTCTGATTATTCTAAACTAATTGGTGACTTTGTCAATGATGCAAAGCGATTAGTTGAAGACTCTTGGGACTGGACAGCGTTAAGAACTACCACAACTATTACAACCGTCGTAGGGACATCTAAGTATGCTCTGACAGGTTATGGTGTACGCTCTAAGATTATTCAAGTTCATAATGAGACTAATAATCGTATCGTAGAACAACAGTCTCTACCTTTCATCCGTAATGTATCCCTTCAGTCTGATAACGCTCAAGGGACTATTCAATATTGGGCAATTGACGGTACAGATACCAACGGAGATTCACAGATACGCTTTCACATGGTTCCAAATGCTGTAGAGGTAATGAGTATCTACGGTGTGAAGCGTACTGGAGACCTGACAACAGATTCAGACTCTACTCTCCTCCCAGTCAATCCAATCATTCAATGGGCGTTTTCATACGCTTTGAGAGAACGTGGAGAAACTGGTGGTCAGTCTGCAGCAGAACAAGCTGTGTTTGCTAAAGAAGACTTGACTAATGCAATTGCACAGGACGCTGCCTTGCATCCTGAAGAGACTATCTGGAACGTCTAATGGCAAAGCCACTACAGAGTATTGCAATCCAAGCACCTGGCTTCTACGGGCTTAACACCCAAGACAGCCCTACGTCATTACCTGAACAGTTTGCATTGATTGCTGAAAACTGTGTGATTGACCAGTTCGGACGTATTGGTGCACGTAAAGGATGGTCTTATGTCACTGACACTAATGCAGATGACATCGTTCACATCTCAGAGTTTGTAAAAGCTGATGGGACAACTGAGATAATCAGTGCATCAGCCACAGCAATCTACAAAGGTACAACAACACTAACAGACATCACACCGGCATCATATACGGTCTCTGATGGTTTATACGATCACGCTACTTTAAACGGTGTACATTACTTGTTCCGTGAGGGGTCTGATCCTATTTACTATGATGGGACAACTTGCGATGAAGTATCTGCACACCCAGACTATTCTGGTACAGTGCCTAGCGGTAATATTGTGCAGTCTGGCTTTGGTCGACTGTGGGTTGCCAAAACGGATACCAATAACACCATTGTTTATTGGTCAGACCTACTCACAGGATTTAAATGGGACACAGGTAGCTCTGGCTCTATAGACATTTCTAAAGTATGGCCTGACGGGTCTGATGAGATTACAGCTCTAGCGGTACATAACGGTGTTTTAGCAATCTTTGGTAAGCGTCAGATTCTTTTGTACACTGGTGCTGAAGATCCTGCAACGATGGCACTGGCAGACACTATCGTAGGTGTTGGGTGTATTGCCAGAGATTCTGTACAGGTGACTGGCACAGACTTAATATTCTTATCAGATTCTGGAGTTCGTAGCCTACGTCGCACGATCCAAGAGAAGTCAGCACCAATGACTGACATATCTAAGAATGTACGTACAGAATTGACATCATACCTAAGCACAGAAACTAATCGTACATTCTCTGTCTATTCCCCTGAAGAGGCTTTTTATCTTCTTCAGTTACC